ACGGTTGTGTCGTTTAACGAAGAAGCACCAGAAATACCAGCAACGGTTTCCATTACTAGATTATTTCCTGATTCTGTTAAAAGACGTTGTGGCATATTATGCTACTGAGCCCAAGATATTATTAGTTGTTCCGATCGGGGTAAATTTAATAAATGAATCTGCTGTCATTACTGGGGTAGTAGGAGTGGCAGAAAAGTTAATTTGTGGAGTGACCGTACCGCCAGCGTTCATGCGAATGATACCACTAAACTTAATAACAACATCTGTTGTAGAGGTAGCGTTGATAACAGTTGACGCTACTTGATCAACCCATGCACTAGCTACTGTGGCACCTGTCGTGTTTTTAACCACATTTTGAGCAAGGACATGATACTTAATTGAAGTAATTGAAGCTCCTCCACCTAAAGCAAAAGCTAAAGCAGTCGTACAGGTGGTGCCAGATTTGGTAATATAATAAATACCTTCAAATAAATAAGTTGTAGAAGCAACTAAAGTAAAGACATCGCCAGTGGTAGGAAAGGCAGATTGAACACCTGTACTAGCTGTCAAAGAAAAGTCAGACCCAACAATAGAATAGTTAAGTCTCTCATCAAGTAGGGTCTTCACTGTTATTTTATCAGTCACAGGAGTCCCTGCGGGGTCAAGTACAATCGGAAGAATATCGGTTTCCTCAATAATCGTAGCTTCACTAAGTTCTGTAATTTTTACATCTGTCATATTATTCTGTTGTTAAATAAGCGTTCACTGATAATTCATCTCCTTCCTCTACTGTCCATTTAATAACTCCATAAGGCGAGAAGTCATTGTATGTATATATTATACCATTTATTACCACTGCCCCACCTAATTTTGCCTTATCTCGATTGGTATATTTAGTCCAGTTATTTTGATAAAGCAAATGACAAACAAATAGCGTGCTAACTGTGTCATCACCAAGGATAACTCCAAGATAAAAACGTCTGTTGTGATAAAATACAACTACATTCTCATAATTTGTGGTCTTAACCGTATCTAATGTTTGTTTAATTGAATCTGAAATAACCGTATTATTGACACCAAGCACTCCGATTTGCTGGTCTTTGAATCCGATTGAACGAACTTCACGTCCATTAAAAAACCAAACATCATTCTCTACCCATGCTATTGCCTGTCTACTACAAGCACCATAATTTCTATTCTGGGCTTCTAATTTTGGAACAAATAATGATACTACTTGGTCATAAATAAAGGTCATTTTCCAAATACTTTCCTTTTTGAAGAGTAATAAAGAACCAAAATAGTTAACCAAACCAGTTATATGATCAGTCCCCAATGGTTTTAATACATCTGTACCGGTAAAAGTAGAAGGAATTTTAATATTTGAATAATAAGCAGTAAGTGGTTCGGCCGTAACACCGGCAATAAACAGTCTATCTTCAAAAATCTCTAAAATATTACCTTTGGGAGCCGAAGCATAGGCGGTGAATGTAGTGCCATCCCACTTATACAATGCTTCTACTGCATTTCCAAAGTACAAATAATCATTATAAACAATATATCCAAACTTAGCACCAGCTGTGAAGGTCGGAGAGTTATTTATATCAACCCAATCTCGATAAATTAAAGAGTATTGCTGTAATTTAGTACCCTTTACTCGTATGAAGTAACTATCTCCGTTCTTTTTTTTATAATTAAATAAACTGTGTGCTAATTCATCCGTTACTAAACCTAACGGAATATATCCAGTGTCTTTAATTAAATATCCCTCCTCAATAAAGTTCATATTTACTGGAACAGATCGCCCAAGACTATCATCAACATCAATAGCCTTGGTCAAATCGTCTTGCTCAATAGTAAATATTTGTTTTTTTAACATACTATACTAATGACTGATAGTTAAACATAGCCGCACCACGTTGATTATTTTCCTCATAGTTAGATTGTACACTGGCTTTCTCAGTTAGCATTTGTTCAAACTTTTGCTTATAGAAAGTGGATAACTCTTCGTCTTGCAAGTCTTCGTGAGCACGCCAGAGAATACCGTAGACAATCGGCTCATGGAAAAACTCATCAATAGATGGGTCAACATTAGATGCAAGTGTCTCAGGCTTCGGCCAGAACCTCACTGTGAGGCTTGAAACTGTGTCAGGAAAGACTTTTAGTTCGCCACCCTCAATAGTTACCATTCGCTCTGTTTGCTCACGGTAAAAGTCCTCTATCGGCACTTCAGGATAGAAGTTACCTTCTGCATCAGTAGCGTCCCCGTACAGTGTGCCAAAAGTAGTTGGTAGTGTAGATGCACCACTGGTCATTGTCAGCGTAGTTGAATCCACGTCAGACATCGGGAAGACACGCTTATACACGTCCATGTACGACTGATTGGCGAAGATAAGCAGAATATTTTCAGGAATAACATCTGTAGTTACCTCTAATAGTTTACGTCTTGCCAGTTCTAGTATTTGTAATGTTGTCATAATGAATTTATTTATAAACTCTATAAGCCCACCAACCAAAGTAGGTGAGCCTAAGAATTTACGCTACGGTTCCTCGCAAAACTGCACCGCGTCCTCTGTTTCCTTCACAAACCTTTCGTCCGAAGACGAGAAGTCCTTTAGCGGTAGAAACAAAAGTATTTGGATCCATTTCACTTGGTAATACTGATGTCTTCATGATTTGAGCGGCAAAGGCCATAAATTCCTTTGTACCAGCCCAGAACCAGTAACCAGTTGTGTTGTTACCAGCAACAAGTTCTGAGAAGAAGATTTCAAAACCAGCAATCATACCGATTTTACCTTTCTTAACTACATCACTGTAAGCTGAATCAACTGCTGGAATAAATTCAGGAGCTTGACGGAGAATTCCTTCAAGGGCTGCGTTTACTACAGCAAAACGTCCTTCGCGCGGAGTAAGAGATTGACTCATTACTGTGCCTAACTGTACCAAGTATTGGTAGATGTTTGACTTAGTAAGAGCAATAGCTACAGCACCAGCGATAGTGAAAGCAGTACCGCCGGCAACCGCACCACCTGTATAGTTACTTTCATCTCCAACATCAGCAATGGTGATGTGTGTAGCGTCAGTAAAAGTAGTTACAAGATAGTGCTTAGTTTGTCCAGTTGCTTTAAAGTAACCACCAACCATACCTGCTGTGAAAGTTGTACCGACACCTACTACAGCGCCTGTAGAAACAGTAACAGTAACAGTTCCTGTTGCGTAAGCTGTACCAACTACATTGTCTCCATCTACGTTACGTCGAGCGTACTCTAAGATGTTTGTGTCAATCAATTCAGACATACTCATCTTTGCACCTTTAGCGTACTCGTTAATGGTGTCAATGTCATTCTGTAGCTTATCTACATCATCCACAATAAACTTAAAGTAATTAAGCTGGTCAACTACTAAGTCTTCGTCTGTTGGTGTTAAGTCTTGAGCAACTAATGTCATCCCCTTAGTGTAAGCACTGAGAGAAATCTTAGCGGCTGTTCGGATACGTACTCGATCTCCTGCATTTTTAATTTCACCTTCATACTTAGTGTTAGTTACACTTGTGTAGATGGTATCGTTGTAAAGTAGCTCTACTAGTTTAAGAGAGTACTTTACGGGGGTAAATGCAGCTAATGAATTAGCCATAATTTAGTTTGATTAAAAACTAATGATATTATTTCCTTGCTAGGTCTGCATTAAATTCCTTAGAGAGGGAAGCAAATTTTGTTGGATCTTCACTGGCCATTCGTTGCCACTCCTCCAATGAGCGTGTTGCTGAAGGTGGATTTTTGTCTCCGGCAGTTACGTCCTCTAGGTTAATCCGTTGGTTCTTCGCACGTTCCTCTTCGGCTCCTATATCCTTAGCTTTATCAAACAGAAAGATTTTAGCGAGGTCTTTGATCACCTCTGCTATATTGTCTGGGACATTATTTGGATTATAGTATTGAGTTTTAAAAGAATCTGCGTATGAAGATAGATTAGGAATATCCTTACTTACTTCCATAAATGCATCATTCCATTTCTTTTCGTTATAAGTATTACGAGAGTAAGCAATAGCAGGGTCTTTATAGACATCTTCTAGGGCTTTTCTTTTCACACTTTCGGCAAAAGAAAGTAAATTCTGCCTCGCATCATCATCTAATTCATTGAAACCTGGAAAAAAATCATCATTAGTTTGATTATTAAATTCCTTCGTTTGTGATTGATTAGCTAATTGTTGTTCTAGTGCTTTTTTTTCAGTATATAGTCGTTGAGCTTCTTTGGCACTTTCACTAAACTTAGTTTTGTAATCAATCTCTGGGATTTCAGTCCCCTTTATTTCCGTTCCTTGTAATTCAGTATCAGGGTTAGTTTGACCGTCCTTTAATTCTGAATCAAATGAGTTTGGATTATTCATAGTTTTTTTTGACCGTCCTTATTAGGAGGGTTAGGTCGTGATTATATTATAACACATCTAATTTTTATTTTTCTTTTTCTTCAAAAGATTCGTCTGTTCTGCCACCACATCTGGGGAGAGGGGTTTAATTTCTTCTAAAATTCCTAACTTAGCCAACACCTCATCTTCTAAAAGATGTTGGTTAGCTACCAATAATTCTATATCCTCTGAATCCCACGAAGACTTATTCACTATTTCCTCAATAGTAACCACTTTCGGTTGCAAAGGATTACCAAATTCATCTGTTAATATCATAATTTATTTTGTTTGTATTAACTGTTCAATATGCTTCTTCTCCATCTCTGGAGTGTCCAAGAAGCTAATTAAGTGTCTAATAAAATCTACCTTCATCTTCAAGAAGATGTCCTCTCTTTCTCCAAGTGATTTTGCTATCAACTTGGTAACAGTATCTTCCAACTCTACATCAAGGAACTGCCGTACTTCTTTTGAGGTAATCTGTCTACCATTAAGAGAGGACTCCCAATTTAAATAGGTTTGTCGTTCCTCTAGTGTTAGTTGATCTAATGAACTAACTCCTATTTTCTTTAAAAATTGTGAAAGTATATTCATTTTATTGGTTGTGTTATTGGTGTATCTACTGGTAATTGCTGTGCCATTACTAATGGTTGTTGAACATTTTCTGCATTCAATATCTCATCAATTTCTTCAGGAGTCCAACCAATAAGTTCTAATTCTTTACGCTTAGCAATCTTTTGAGCAACCAAATTATTTTGAAAAGATTGCTTGATGTATGCCACCTTCTTTAATTCTATATCATCTGCCTGATCTTTCTCAGATTTAACACGAATTTTTATTTCGTATCCAGCTGGAGAAATAAAATCATTAAGAGTTACATCCTTAGAACGATACTCACCGTCCTTATTTTTTTTATACAACTTAATACGTCCACGACTATTAGATTTTAATAATTCGTAAAATATATCACCACAATCTTTCCACGACGAACGATACTGTTTAGCTACTACTTGCTGTCTAGTCTGTGACTGTTGGAAAGAAAGTTGTACTTCACCGAGAGTAGCTGAATTTTTCTCTTGCACTCCTCGCTCTGTTGGTGTCTGAGCCACTGATGACTGAATTAAATTTTTGAAATACTCAATAGCATTAGTAGTATCTCCAAGCGGTTGTATCTGCATTTGCTGAATTATTTCTTGTGGATTACCAGGTACACCATACATACCGAATGGGCGAGCCTCAAATCCTCTCGGGGTAAATTGACCGTTAAGTGTATTGTAGAAGTACATACCAAAGTTTCGATATGAGCGATTCTCTAAGTCTTGAGAGAAGTACATGTTGATTACCTTGTTCATTGTCCGCACGTTATCTGCAATGCTATCACTCCAAATATCATTGAGGTCTGGATCTGATGCCCACGTTGCATACGGTAAACGGGTTAAACCAAGAGCTTCATTGATTGGCTTGTTATACAGTACAACTTTATCCATAGCGAACACAATAAAATGACGGACAAACTTATTTTCTTTATTATTCCAAATAAGTTTATGCGAACGATTAAGTTCAATCATTACATCACTTGCACGATAGTCATCGTAATTATTAGCACCTAAATTTTCTAATCTTTGTCTTCGCATTTGTGCTTCTTCATCATTTCTGGAAGCTTCCAGTAACCCCTGTTTGCTATCCAGATAAACTTTTAACTCCATCTTAGCGGAAGTATCGTAAGAAGGATTAGCTAATATTTGTCTTAGCGGTACGAAAATATGCTTATGATTAAAATATTGTGCGGTATTAATATCCAATGGATTAGCCCTTGGATCAATATCAATGTCATATGGGTCAATTACAGCAAACTTAACCTTATTATCCTTAAAATACAAATACTTGAATGAACGTCCCTGTAGCCCCACCACCTTTTTTTCAAGGTTATCAAGTATATCCAACTTCTCAGCATCCATTGTATAATTCCACAACTCATTCAACACCAACTCTCCATCTCTATCATGATTGGATTGACCTCTGGTTTCAAAAGTTAACTCTGGCAACTCGTCAATTTTACTTATCCAGTTCTGAATAGTATCCCGAATGATTGGGATGTTAACTGCTTGACGTTGGGTAAGACGATTAGTAAAAACCTTATCACGAAAAAGCTCATAGTTTTCGTTCCATTGTTGTAACCTTCGCTGTTTAAACTCAGCAGACTGGTCTTTCTCCCGCCTGTGCTGTTGGATTAAAATGTCATTGTCCATAATTTATATTATTATATCATATTATAAACTAAATTCTGCAATACTAGTCACCCCCATATTCATAGAATTAAGTCTATTATGTCTAATTGGTTGACTGGGTAAATTAAACATTGATAGAGCAGTGCCAAATACACAGTTGTGAACTAAAATACCATTAGCAAAATACTCCGGTTTATTTGCTACTTGCAGATTGTAGACTACGCTTTCTTGATTTTTCTTTATTTCACCATTTGTTTCTACTTGGAATTTCGCCGTGGATATCAATCCAGATTTGCCTGTGAAGCGCGAACGGTGGTTCTTTCCATTTATCGTGTCTCCAGTAATAAGCGGAAAGTTGCCTTCTTTTTGATTTTGGATATCGATGATAACTTTTGCCTCCATATACGATAGTTTCTCTATCTGTTGTTTTTGTTTGTTCCATACATGTATTATATCGTGTTCGGTAACATGCTGTAAAGATTT